CTGCCTAAATATTTTTTAACTAAATGAGGGTGAGTTTTTACTGCCTCAGAGATTGAGCAAAATATAATACCAAGATCATTCAATTGCTTTTTATATGTAGTGGCAACTGATACAGAATCAAACACTGCGTCGACAGCCACACCAGATAACATTTTTTGTTCTTTTAATGGAATACCCAGTTTTTCATAAGTTTTGATTATTTCTGGGTCAATCTCATCCAAAGACTTTGGTTTATCTTTAAGACTTTTAGGTGATGAATAATAATAATAATCTTGAAAATTTATTTTTGGAATGTTTAGTTTGGCCCATTGAGGTTCGGGCAATTGTTTAAAAATCTTAAGTGCATTAAGTCTCCACTGTAGCATCCATTCTGGTTCTTTTTTTTGGGCAGATATAAACTTTACTGTGCGTTCATCTAATCCTTTAGGAGGACGTATTTCATCTACATCAGTATAGAAACCATATTTGTATTCACTGGCACCAAGGGTGTTTACTTGTTCAATTGTTTGTGCTGTTGCTGACATTATCTGTAAATTTTCTTTTTCTTTTTAATTTTATCTTGTAGCATCATGATGCCATACATCAGTGCTTCTGCTGTGGGAGGACATCCTGGCACATAGATATCCACAGGCACTATTCTGTCACATCCTCTCACCACTGAATATGAATAATGATAGTATCCTCCACCGTTGGCACAAGAGCCCATTGATATCACCCAGCGTGGCTCCGGCATTTGATCATAAACTTTTCTAAGAGCAGGAGCCATTTTGTTTGTCAGTGTGCCTGCAACTATCATTACATCAGATTGTCTTGGTGATCCTCTTGGTATGACTCCTAGTCTATCCAGATCATATCTGCTCATGTATGAGTGCATCATTTCAACTCCACAACATGCAAGTCCAAATGTCATGGGCCACAGTGATCCTGAACGTGCCCAGTTGATTAAATTTTCAAAACTTTGTACAACAAATCCTTTTTTCATAAACACCTCGTCTATGTCTAGACTGTTGTACTTTTCAATACTGTTCATATAAAATAATTATTCCCAAACATATGGATCTTTTTTTGCGACTGCAAAGTTCAGATATGTTTGTATGCGTTCAAGGTCATCTTTTGTTTTAAGAGATATTAATTCGTTGGCAAAATGTAGTTCAACTTTGTTGTCTAAAGCAATTTGCAATATTTCGTTGCGTCTATCGACATTGTCAGTCATGGAATACATGCTATTAAGCACTATAACATCAGGTCTATCTTTTATGAAATATTCAAGTGATGCTTGCCAATCACAATGATCGTTTTCAAATTCATAGGAAGTGTAATTTATTTTGTTTTTAGCACAGTATTGATCAATTATTGATCTCTGCATAGGTAAAGGAATATTTCTTGAGAAGTCACTACTCCAACCAACATATGTAATGGCAGTTTTTCCTGTGTAGTCAGATGGACCACCCGCTTCATGATCGCCAGGCAGTCTCATAAATCCTCCTGGATGCCTGCGACCATATTCTTCACCTTCTATAAGTATTCTCATGTCCATGCTTACTCTTGTATAACCTTCTACGTTATTGATGTTGCCATGTAACATTTCTTGTAAAAATAAATGGCTTTGTCCAGGCTTCAGTTCAATTGGAAACGCCACCTTATAACATTCTTCTTCGAGTTTTTCAAGGCTCCATTTTTCATGCATGAATTGTTTTGTGATACGTCTACTGTGTTCAATGTCTACCATCCACAGAGTGTTGCTTGCCTTGGCTTCAGTAAACGGAGTCCATATGGTCCTGCATCCTCTACCGTTGCCAACAAAGATGCCTTGATGCATCTGCAGTCTCCTACCAACTTTGGCTTGATTAGGGATTACTACTCTCAAGGTGCCAAACCGTTGTATCATGTATTTTCTATGTTCAATTTTATCAGGAACAAATGACGCAACAAATTCGTCGAATCTTTCCATGAAGTCTTTCCTACTACAAGCATTTTGCACATGTTTTGATACCTTGACAACATCACTAGCTGATAATACCTCATGCAATGTTTCTAACTTTTTTACTTGGGGAGCAACTTCTTGTACAACAGATAATGCCCATTGAGGCCAATTGTATTTTTCAAGATCATAATTATAGGTTTGGTTGTTCCAATGTATTTGTGATGCTGGTAAGTCCATAATAATAATTAGTTGGCTATTTTTATGGCGTCGCGTAGTTTTGATTTAGGAACGTCAATCATACGTTTATCACACACCTTATCAATCACACATGTGTTGCATCCAGGCGATCTTGATTTACAAACTTTTTTTGCATGTGTTATGAGCCACATGTGAGCTCCATACTTGTATTTGCTAGGCGTGGTTTGGTTTACTGTTACAGATGCTTTTCCTTCATCTAGATTATCTACCCATCCTAATCTCCATAGCAATCTAAACACATGAGTGTCTACAGCTATGTGTGGCTCGCCCCAAACAAAACGCATTACAATATCTGAACTTTTGCGTCCTACTCCTGGCAAACTCATTAGTTCCTTTTGTGTATGTGGCACACGTCCGCCAAACTCTTCTATCAACATCTTACTTGTAGCAAGTATGTTTTTACTTTTTGCATTGTAAAGTCCTGCAGGCTTTATTGCATCGATTATTTGTTCCTGTGTAAGTTGAATCATTTGTTCAGGCGTTTCAGCTAGGTCAAACAATTGTTTACAAGCCACAGCAGTCCTTTTGTCTTGACTTTGTGCGGACAACATTACTCCGATCAAGCTTGTGTATGCATGTGAATATATTTTTGCTTTGGGTTTACGATTGGTGTATCGTGGGTATTGTTTACTTAACTTTTCATAGATGTAATCTATTTCGTAAATGTCTTTCAATTAATTTTTGCCTAAGTTTTTAATTAAGTCTTTGATCTTAGATGATTCAACAGTTGCTCTTACTTTGCCAATATCATCCTTTGGCTGTTCATCTGTTTGATGTTCTTCTTTTGCATCAGCAGTCACAGTAGATGTCCTTTTGAGATTAGTGTATATGGAAGGCGCTTGTTTTTTAAATGATTGATATTCTTCATCTTCTGCCAAGTCTAGTATTCTCAGTGTGTCTACATTGAACTCCAAGTCAACTTTGTGTCCAACACCAGAACTTGATCTTGTTTTCATAAACTGTATCTGATACTTGCCACGTTCTCTCATTGCTCGCGACGTAAAGATACCAATCACATTGTCTGCTGTTTGTATCTTGCTCAGTCCACCACTGATGTGCGAATGATCAAATTCAATCTCTTCAACACTGGCTCTGTTCAACTGCGATGCTGTGATCAACAAACAGTTGATATCCACTGCCAAGTTTCTCAACTCTTCAGATACATACTTGTCTTTGACAAACAAGTCACTGGGCGACACTCTCCTATTCATCGGCATCAACAGATCCAGATAGTCAATCAGTATCACATCACATGTAAGATTGTGTTGTATTTCAAACTCTTTGATGTATGCTCTAATGTCCAATGCTGTTGCACCAGATGAAATGTATTTTATTCTCAACTTGCCAGATGTCTTTGCTTTCATCTTAACTTTGAGATCCACTGTGTCCAAGTCTTTGTATATTTCACGTGTGGGTGTTTCTGTCATCATGGCATCTATTCTCATTGCTGTTAGTTTCTCGCTCAACTCCAGTGTGACGTAACACACATTCAATCCTTGTTCCGCATAGTTCACTGCCAAGTTTTGTAGGAACAAACTCTTGCCAGCACCCGAACCACCAGCAAATATATTCAACTCGCCTCTGTTGAATCCACCAAACAGTTTCTTGTCAAAGTTTTTCCAACCAGTGGGCACCATGCCATTGTTGTCTTTCAGTGCTTGTAGTCTTGCTTTAGGATCCTCAAAGTAATCAAGACCCATGTCTTTGGTCAGTCCTACTTCAACTGCCTTCTTAATTTTTTCTTCAACTGATCCATATTCACCTTTTTCCAACATGTCAGCAGATGCCAATATGGCTGACTCTAATGACTTGTGTCTTGCAAATCTTTCATATTCATCCAGGAACCAATCAAAGTGTTTTGGATCAATGTCTGCCGCAGACTGCAAGTCAGCACCTGTCTTGGCATTGACCATTTCAACATCCGGCAGTGTTTTGTATTCATTGGCATATTCATATATGAACTTGGCCGCCTCTCGCAGATGTGCATCATAGTGTGAATACATGAAAATGTTTTGTGCTCTTACAAATGACTCTGCATCAGCAAGAAACATTTCTAAAAATAGTTTTTGTAATTCTTTAGTATATTCCACTGTTATATTATAATTCCTTTATTAAAATGTGTCATCTCTCATAATTGGTTATAAGCAGTTCTTTTCTTTCGTTTTGATCTTTCATGTAAGATCCTGTGGATCGCATGGTATACTTGAGATCCCATTGTAGGCAATGATATGTTTTGTATTTTTCGATAAGTTTTTGATTGGCATTGTATGTTATCATAAATTTGCTTTCTAGTGAATCAACATGATCTTTGAATTCGTCATGATCAAATGTTTTGTGTTTGTCACCTTTGTTTCCATATAAAAATGATTTGATATCATAGGGTGGATCTAAAAATATAAAGTCATTACCATTTACCATAAAATAATTGTAGTCTAGATTTGATATTGTCCAACCACCAATAAGTTTTTGATACGCTGGAAGTTTGTTTATACTATTAATAGTAAAGTTTCCATCATACGCTTGTTTGCTGAATGTTGAAGTGCCAAGTCCTGAAAAGGAGCATTTGTTGGCAATATAAAATGCACATGCTAGTGTGAACATATCTATTCTATCATCATGCATCCATTTTTGTGCATCATGAAATAGTTCTCGCTGTGCGTCTTCTGAATGTTCAGTTGACTTTTTAATATCCATCAATCTTTCACACATCTCTGTGCCCTGTTCTTGCAATTGCTGCCAGAATGCGTACAAAGGATGATATGCATCGTTGACATGTATGTTTGCATTGGGGTATTGTTGTGTTACCCAAAGTGCAACAGAACCACCCCCTAAAAATGGCTCAACATATGATTCAATATTCTTGGGAAAATAATCCCCAAGGAATTTCATTGCTCTGGATTTGCCTCCTGGATATCGCAGAGGCGTTTTAAGTTTATATGTTTTCATTTGTCCCCTTTATTTTTAATAGAGTGTATTCCTGCATGGTAAGTCTTTCACGTCCTCTAACATTCAAATATTCTAGTGTGCGTTCAACATAATTTTTCAACCACAAAAAATTTTTATTTCTTAATCTTATAGGCAACCATGCAAACTTAATTTTTGTTTTTATTATAGCTTTGCCATGCACTGTGTCTTTTAATGTTTTGTAATCATCACTATCCATATATCCAATGATATCATTTGTTCTCCATGCTTTGCGATATAAAGTTATTCTTTCGGTATAAAATGGCATTATATCAACCATCCTGTAATTGCATATCTTGTTCTATCTACTGCAATATTTGTAACCATATGTTTGTTGTTATTATCTTCTACGTTGAACAACATCAGAGTGCCGTTTTGTGGAACAAACATCTGCCAATGGGTGCCTTTATCAAAGGCAATATTACCTCCCCATTCGGCCTTCCATCCTTTGTTGAAGTAGAATATATATGCCATCTTGCGTTTTCCAACAGCATCCGAATGTGGGGTCAAGTAGTGTCCAAAAGAATAAGCACTAGCCCAGCAACTTAAAGTTGTGCTAATGTTTTGTGAAGTGTGATGATTTACGAATGCATGGAAATTTTTTGAATTGACATATTCAACTATTTCATGCGACACATGTTTACACTGGCCAAACACATAGTTTAAACTGCCAGGATCAAGTTTTTTAGATTGTGTATATTCACAATTTTCTAGCACATTTAATACATCATTAGCATATTCAGTGTCAAGTAGATTTGGAAATATCCAAATCTGATCACTGTAATTGTGTATTGTGTGTGCTGTTAAATCCATAGTTTTTCATTTACTTTTATTTTTGTGTTTGTGTCGTGAGTGTGTTTGAGGATGGCTTGCATGGTCAGTATCTTGCCATATTTTAGCACAGCGTTGTTGACATCTTTGATGCCTTCATGCCATGGTGGCATAGATACTGACCATCCCCAATCACAGGCCTGATCAATAAGTTTGCTTCCGGCTCGATCACGATCAGGCACTATGATAACTTTTCTATTCAGTGCATCAATTTGTTGTTTTTGCATAGCACTGATTTCACTGCCAAGTATGGCCACTGCGTCTAACATTATTGCGTCAAACACTCCTTCAACTAACACAACAAACTTTCTTGACCAATGTTGTGCATCCATGTTGAATAGTGATCCTGGTTGTACTTGTGCGTAGTATTTTGGTTTTATTTCTTTTTGCATGGCTCTTGCCACATATCCTATGTTTTTATTTTGATATAGGATAGGCACGATAACTCTTGTGTGCATAGAAGGAGCATGATAAAAATTAAAGTCTTGTGTTGTAAATCCTCTACTTGAAATGTAATCTACACAATGTTTTTGTGTCGTTACAATTGTTGCATCTTTTGGCAATGATTGGAATTTGAAATCAATATCTTGATATTGTTGTGTTTTTATTTGAGGAGTAATTTCTTGTGCAAGTTTCATCGCCTGCATGCTTAACTTACCTATTTCTGATGATGACACATTCAACCAAGTAAGCAGTTTACGGAATCTATTATTAAGATATCTTCCTGGAGTATAGTTTGCTTTGAAGCCACAGTTAAAACAATGGTATTGCACAGTACCATCAGCCTGATACATTATGCCTCCTCTTGTTCTTGTGTCTTGCGTCTCACCGTTGTGGTGACAGCAAGGCGCATTGAATGATGTCCAACCTGATGGAGTTTTTTTCCTTTTGGAGGGAAGATGCGACTCAAGTGTTTGTCTGAGAACCGGAAACATCAAATATATTATAAACTAAATGAAATATATGTCAAACAAAATTACTATTAAAAAATATGCACTAGCATGACATATTTGATCAATTCCAGTTAAAATCCAATATCGTCTTTCGTTTTGTTGCATGCCATTTGCCTTGACAAAATTATTTTTTAGCCAATCTATAAAAAAATGTGTTATGTAATCTAATAAAGGAAATATTAAAATACTTAAAAATATAGTTTTTCCCTGAGCTAAAAAATAACATGACACAAACAAAAAGACAAAGGCAGAACCAATTGCATGATCTAAAGCATGTAAATGACCTTTTAAGGATGTCAATAGGTGTTTGTCATGGATGGCCTTAAGTCTACCCTGTAAAGCAAAATCGCCTATAAAATGTTTTACCATTAGCAAGTAGAATACAAATAGGGCCATATAGATATGTTATGATCTATACAATACTTTGTCAAGTCCAGTTAGTGCTGTCGAGGAATCATCAGCCTGCACTACAATAGCAATACGTTTAAGTATGCCAGTAAAGTTAACGTATTGATTAGTGCTTTGTTCTGAGTAGGTTTGTTTGTCAATCAAGAAAAAATCATCTTGTTGTGAGTCAGTGGCATAGGATGCGCCATCAGTCATTGTGCCTAATATTTTAATTGAACCAGAAAAATTAGTAAGATAATACACAACAGTGTGCAGTGCCGAATTGGAGTTTTGATTTGGCTTTGCATCTACAGATGATGATACAAATTCGTCACCAATCAATGAGAATTGTGTTATGACTTGAGATGCAATAAACTCTGGAGTTGTGCCTCCAACCACTTCAAATTGTATGGCGGCGTCAAATCTAGTGTCAGCATATAAAATTTTAACCGTGGAATCCGCATCAGTAAAACGTAGTGCGCCATGATAAAACTTTGACTGCAAGTTTAACATGTTCGATTCAGTGATAGTAAATTTAATATGTCCTTTAGTAGATGCAGTGGATCCATCATCCTGTACTTCACCAACTATGGTTGTCACAAGATTGCCTCTCTCGTCTGATATCTGTAGTTCACATTCAGTGCCATTAACAAATTGCTTTTTTTGATCTTGATTCTTCACAACTATTGTGAACACATTGTCAAATTCTTTGTATAGTTTTATTGCTCTTTCATACACTTTTTCAAACCTTCGCTCAGTGCCATCTGTGTGAACAAACACATCTAATAGATTAGTAAGTTTATATCCTGTGGCATACTGCATGGCATTTTGAATATTTATATAACCACAATGGCACTTCTTTACAATTGGTGTATGGTAATTAACACAAATGGCAATAAATCTACATGATGTACAAAACAATCATCCTTTCCTTACGCTTATAAAAGTTGCAAAAGAAGAGTATCTTGGCATTGTGCAAAATTGTGATGAAAAAATTTTATCTCTTTACAGTTATGAGCAAATCCCTGCAAGTTTACGAAATATTTTTTTAGAACATGGCAAATCCTGGTGGTGGGAATCCAATAGGAAGTTGCCAATCAATATTTTTATAGGTGAAAGCTTTGCGCCATTTAGACCCTATCTGCTATCATTTTCCCTTAAAGAGTGTGAAGTGCTTTTTGGCCCTACAGTGCAACTAAGTGATTTAACAAATTCCAAAAGGATACGTAGAAAAACTGTTCAACTAATTCGCAGAGTCAATTAGATTCATATGCACAATCACAGCACCAGCGTATGAATATGCGTGTGCTTTCTTAAAAAAATATTGTCCATCTGTTGGCTTAGTCCACACTTCATTATTAATTGTTGTCCAATTTTTAACAAGCAAATACCTTTTAGCAGGACGTATTATAGCCAAACATGCGGCCAGTTGTTCAAGTGTAACTGGTTGTAATTTTTCTACAACATCAAAGTGTCCATTGAGATGAAACAACTGGTCAACAAAAGTTCGATCCTGTAGTTTGTGCCATGGGGGTTCTTGCTCGAATAATTCTTGAAGATGTTGCCTAGATTTTACTTGTGAATATATGTTTACGTTTAGTAAGTCTAACTTAAAATAACCTAGTTCATCTGCTACTTTGTGATCAAAAGCAGACTGATCAGTGCCTGGAATCCTTGGCACATCTGTAAAGTACACGCCAGTGTTGTGTGGCTTGATGCCTTTGTCATCCCATATGGTTGCACGTGTGTGAGGCATCACATCTAAAATTTTTTGTCTGTCAGCAAAGTCGATATCTATATCAGGCATTTATGTGCTTTCTAATCTGCTGTAAAATTTTTTGGAAGTGTTCAAAATCTTTTGGTTTATATCTTTTATCTTTTGGATCATGTTTGAGTACGTCAATCAATGCTTGTTGTTTTGTAATTTTGTTCACTTGAATATTTTTTTAAATCTATCAATACTTTTACTCAGCGGATTGTACACTGATTCTATAAAACTTATATGAGCATCAAGTTTTTTATCTAATGCTTCTATTTGTTTTTGTATTTTTTTAAGTTCTTTAATTGTTGTTTGGTCCATGTGTTAACATAAAGTATACAGCATCTCTCTTGCTTTTAAAAGATAAAAAAGCCATCTGCTTGTCATACTGATCAGCAAATATGTCAAGATTATAAGGTGTATCACCTAACTTTTTAAAATGCCATCCCCATTCAGATTGGCAGTGTTTTTTACACCATTGCACTAGTTCGTATGGTACTCCATAATCATTTAAACCTACTTTGTATCTATATTTGTTTCCATGTCCACAACCTGGAGGCAAAAGATCAGGATCTAATTTTTTAACATCGTCATCTCTATCCATAAAAAATCGTGTCACTCAATGCCTGCTTCTCTAAGAGTTGACTTAACAAAGTCACAATCTTCTTCACGTTTTCGAAATGTTCTTTTCCACCATTCTGGATCAATCATTTCATATATTATTTTGATGTGATCATCATGCATAATTGTAATCATGTCTTTGCCTGTTTCACAGTTAAGTGCCACCCACGGCGATATTTTGCCGTTGGCAATCATTTGTGTTACACGATTAAGATTTACATATTTGAAAAAATCTTCAAGTCTTGCTGACTCTTGTTGAGCCCATTCTCCCATTGTGGTTATTGTGCGGTTCAATGCCTGTGTAACACCTTCTGTTCTTATCAAATGTTTGAGATATTGATCTATAGTAGACTGCTTGGGCCAAGAATCTATTCTTATCTTCGATGTACAAAGCCAGTCTATGAATGCGCCTATCTCAACTGGTGTGTTTGCAGTTATGAATTGTGCAGTTTTTATAAATGCTCTGTAATATTGAGAGTTTGCAAAGTCAACAAACTGTTTTGGCTTTTGATTTGAATAATTTATTTCATAGAATCGTTTGAAAATTTCAAATGCCAGTACATGCACTTTGTTGTCTTTTTGGTCCCATCTTCGTTTTGGTTCGCACATGTGGATGTCTAGAGTGGATTGTCTCCTGAATGTTTTAGCACAGTAGGGACATGTTGGCATATTATTGTTTATATTAGCAGGTTGATAAGATAAGATCAATTGTTCTTCCTAGTGTATCATTATATACTATTATTATCAAAAAAACAAATAAGTAGGCGTATGCATCGCAAAGTTAGTTTAAACATCGATTACAATAAATTTATTGATACTGATTACGCACCACATGGAAAATCAGTAATCCATGACTGGCAAAGGATACTAAAAGAACATTTACCAGAAGACTATAAAAAGTATGGATATCCATATACTTTTAACTATGCAAATACTTGGTGTTGGCAAAAATTTTGGGATGAAGATGAACTAGATTATAACGAGTATGGATTAAAATTAAACATGCAAGTTTTGAGCATTAGTTCAATTAAACAGCCACCAGGATGTTTGATTCCATGGCATCGAGATACATTTTACAAAGTGCAAATGAAACATCCGGATAACACCAATCCTATCGTAAGGGCAAACATTTTTTTGCAAGATTGGGATATTGGCCATTTTTTACAATATAACAAAACTGTTGATTATAATTGGAAGCAAGGTGAAGGACACATGTGGGATCATTCTGTTGCACACATTGGAGCTAATGTAGGACTATCTAACAAGTATACTTTACAAATTAGTGGTTTCTTAGTTTCTTAAAATGAACAATACACAAACAAATTTACCTGATCTAAAAAATAAACCTTTTGGTGGCGGATATAGTGTGCATGACAGCGAGACTTGTGCAGTGCGTGATCTTGCTGTGCATAATTACATGACAGATCAATATAGTATTTCACACGATGAAATAAAAAATAATTTTTTACAAACTTATAAAGATTGGATATTTTCAACACATCCTGGCATAAACGGCTGGCAAGAATATAACCACCTATGTTTTACACAAGGCACTACAGAGTCATTTGCACAATTCTACCTAAGATATAGAGATAATAAAAGACTTAGACTTCGCCAAGGAGAATATTTTTACAGCCAAATGATGAAAAATTTGTGGTACAAAAATAATTTTGCATGGTTAAATGAAGATGATATAAAACCAAATGATGTTGTGCTAATTAGTGCTCCTTTCGGCGACACAGGAGCAGTGCCTGAAGAACTTGAAAATTTATTAACAAAGTGCGACAATGCCAATGTTCCTGTTATGTTAGATCTTGCATACGTTAATCTTGCTGTTCATATGGAAATTGATCTATCACATAAGTGTATAGAATATGTTGTATCATCTTTGTCCAAAGTTTTTCCTATTGAACATTATAGAGTAGGAATAAGAATGCAAAGGCAAAAGTTTGAAGACCAACTTTACGTGGTTAATGATGATCAGTACAACTATATTAATTTACTGAGTGTATATGTAGGACAAAAGCTAATACAAAAATTTAATGCAAGTTTTATCTATAACAAGTACAAGTCAAAACAAAGTTCAATGTGCAAAGAATTACATGTACAACCTTCCCCATGTGTATATTTTGGAATAGATCACAAACAAAAGTTTAATGAGTACAATCGAGGCGGTCAAACAAATAGATTGTGTTTCTCTAGAATATGGGATGGAAGAAAAAATTATGTCTAGTATTGTTTCTTCACATAATGATTGGGATCCCTTAGTTGAATGTTTTGTTGGTACAGCCAACAATGCACGGGTACCTACACTTGATGCCAGCACACATGCATTTTGTTTCACAACCGAAAACTATGATGATATCAAAGATTTACCTGGCCCAATGGATAAAAAAATAATTGAAGAAGCAAATGAGGATCTTGATATTTTAAGTGATACACTGAAAAATTTAGGAGTCAAAGTAAGACGCCCTGCAACACTTAACCATGAAAAAACTTTTAGTAGTCCTAATTGGACCACCACAGGATACCAAACATATTCATGTCGTGATCTGTTGTTACCATTAGATAATTTAATAATTGATTGTGCATCACCCCTGAGAAGCAGATATTTTGAAACAACTGCTTATAGAAACTTTTTGTATGAAGCGATGTCAAATGGTACAGAATGGATCTCGGCACCAAAACCACAGTTGCTAGATGACCTATATCAAATGGTTGATCTGGATGAGCCATCTGTTGTTGACAAAGAAATAATTTTCGATGCCCCCAATATTGTTAGACTTGGCAATGACTTATTGTATCAAGTGAGTAATTCTGGCACAATGCTTGGAGCTCAATGGCTAAAGACTATTTTGGAACCACGCGGATATCGTATACACATTGCAGATAAGTTTTATTCATTTGCACATTTTGATAGCACCATATTGCCAATTCGCCCAGGATTAGTCCTATTCAATGGCGGGAGAGTCAACCCAAATCGATATCCAAATATATTTGATAAATGGGACAAAATTTATTTTCCTGCAGATTCTATTGTGGATATAGGATGTCATCTCCCAAATGGAGTCACCACAACTTCACCTTATATCGGACTTAATTTTTTCAGTGTTAATGAGCAACTGGTTATATGCGATATTAAACAGGAGAAACTTCGAAAAGAACTTGATAAACATGGCATTGATACAATAGGTCTAAACATGCGCCATGCACGTGCCATGGCAGGTGGATTCCATTGTGTCACTTTAGACACGCACAGAAAAGGAAACAGACAAGATTACTTTAATTAAAGGCATCATATGACTTCTTACAAATCAATCTTTATCTCAGATTTACATTTAGGAACACCAGGTTGTTCTGCATCCGAACTTTGTGACTTTCTTAAAAACAATGATTGTGAAA